TGAAGAAACTTTGGCAAATATTTGGAAAACAAAGTATGCCAAAGGCCGTATTTCCATGTTGAAGAAAAAGAACAATGTATCATATGAATCACTATTCTATGATGATCTTATTTTCAAATCATGGGAAGAAACCAAGGCGTTATATTTACCACAAGTAGGTAGATAAAACGCTTGACAAAGATACTATATAATAGTATAATGTGAATTCTTGCAGAAGCAAGGTTATTTTATTAACTTATCATTAGGAGTTTGATATGAAATTGTCAGCTAAACAACGAATCCTTAATTTCTTGGCTAAGAAACAAGGATACAACACTTTGTCCGTAGCACAGGCTCGTGCTCGTTTTGGAATTCAAAACGTTACTGCTCGTATTGACGAACTCCGTCAAGACGGTCATTGCATCTACACAAACACCAAGCGCCGTGCTGACGGTAGCAAGGTTAATGTATATCGCCTAGGCACACCAACCAAATCTATGGTTCGTGCTGCTATCAAAGCTGGTTATAGCTTTTCTGCCTAATTGTAGGCTATTTGGGAGTGCCATCACTGGCTCTCCCTTTTTTTTCGTTTTGGAGAGAATATGGAAATTAAAATTTCAAAAGAACAATTATCCAAAAAAAGTATTTTTGTAGCCACACCAATGTATGGTGGCATGAACCATGGACTATATGCAAAAGCTTGTTTAGATTTGCAAGCACTTTGTTTAAACTATGGAGTACAAGTTAAATTTTCATTTCTTTTCAATGAATCTTTAATTACAAGAGCAAGAAACTATCTTGTTGATGAATTTTTGAATCGTTCAGACTGCACACACCTTTTGTTTATTGATTCTGATATTCATTTTAATCCACAGGATGTACTAGCCCTTTTGGCTTTAGACAAAGACGTTATCGGTGGTCCTTATCCAAAGAAAGCTATCAAATGGCGTGCAGTAAAACGTGCCATGGAAAAAAATCCAGATATTGATGTTGGAGTTTTGGAAAAAGTTACCGGTGATTATGTTTTTAATCCTGTTCGTGGAACAGAAAGATTTTCTGTTACAGATCCATTAGAAGTTTTGGAAATTGGCACTGGATTCATGTTGGTTAAACGAGAAGTTTTCCCTATCATGCAAGAAAAGTATCCTCAACTTCGTTATCGTCCGGATCATGTTGGCCAAGCACACTTTGATGGATCAAGATATATTCATGCTTTCTTCGACACAATTATTGATACAGCCGATTCTGCTACTGGCGGCGGCACTGATAGATATTTGTCTGAAGATTATATGTTTTGCCAATTGTGGAGAAAGACTGGTGGATCAATTTGGTTATGTCCATGGATGAGGACTGATCATATTGGAACATACCATTTCAAAGGTGATATGCCAGCCGTGGCAAATTTTGTTGGAGAGATGTAATGTTTTTTGGTGATCTCGGTGATATGGGAAGAAAGTATGACGATGACAAATTGGAATACGGTTTATTGCCTCCTCTAGCACTAGAAGAAACGGTAAAAGTTTTAACTTTTGGTGCTAAAAAGTATGAACGTGATAACTGGAAACAGGTACCGGATTCTAAACGCAGATACTTTGACGCATTACAAAGACACATTTGGGCCTGGAAAAAAGGCGAACAAATGGACGAGGAATCCGGTTTACATCATTTAGCACACGCAATGTGTTGCTTGATGTTTTTGTATGAACATGATATAATGTATTCTATCAATGATGATGAGGATATTAATCCTGAAAATGAAATTATACACATATATTCAACCAATTGATGGAGAAGTGAATGAAACTATCGAATGAAACCCTATCAGTATTAAAGAACTTTGCTGGAATTAATTCCGGTATTGAGTTTAAAAAAGGAAATAAAATTTCCACCATTTCATCCACAAAAACTGTGTTGGCAAAAGCCACACTCAAGGATGATTTTCCACAAGATTTTTGCATTTATGATTTGAATCAATTCTTGTCTGTACATTCTCTAGGAAAAGATACAGAATTGGATTTTGATTCACAAAATGTAATCTTCAAATCTGGTCGTTCAAAAACAAAATATCGTATGACAGCAAAAAATATGATTGTTTCTCCTCCCGAGAAAGAACTACGATTGCCATCTGTCGATGCTTCATTTAGAATGACGCAAGAAGATTTGGCACAGGCTTTAAAGAATGCTTCTGTATTACAATCACCAAATTTGGCTTTTGAATCTGACGGCACAAAAATTTCTGTAACTGTGTTCAATGCAAAGGATGATTCTGCACACACAAATACAATTGAAATTGGCGATTCACCAAACGAAACAAAATTCAAAGCGGTTTTCTTGGTCGAAAATTTTAAAATGATTTCTGACACATATGATGTTGAAATTTCTTCGGCTGGTCTATCATCATTCAAAAATGAATCTGGTGAAATGCAATATTTTATTGCAATTGAAGCTAAAGATTCTAAATTCGGAATTTAATATGTTATTGTATTTTACTGATGCAATTAACAATAAAAGTGTTGCCATAAATCCTGATCATATTATTGCTGTATTTGTTGGACCTGAAGATACTGATCTTGCAGGAAAAACAGTTATCAATATTCCTTCAGGAACACTTGCTGTTGTTGAAGATTTTTTGAGTGTTGTTGGTAGAATTAATGGAGAATTAAAATGACAAAAGTAAACACACTATTTGGTTCATTCGATGATGAACAATTAAAAAAACTAAAAGGTTATGTTGATGAGATTGTTTTTCATTTAAACAAAAATAAAGAACACACCGAAGCAATCAAAGATATTATTGATATTGCAAATGATGAATTGAAGTTGCCAAAGAAAATTATTAAGAGAATGGGTAAAACACAATTCAAAAATTCTTTTCAGTCTGAAGTTGCCGAATCAAAAGAATTTGAAGCCTTATTTGAATCCATGCAGGATATCAAATAAAAATTAATTATATTATGGAGTATTTGAATGAGCGAACATATTTTGTGGGTGGAGAAGTATCGTCCACATAAAATTGAAGATTGTATTCTTCCTGATGTATTGAAATCGACATTTCAGGAATATGTAAATCGCAAAGAAATTCCCAATCTACTTTTTGCAGGTTCTGCCGGTGTTGGTAAAACGACCGTGGCAAGAGCTCTCTGTGAAGAAGTTGGTTGTGATTATATTATTATTAACGGATCAGAAGAAAACGGAGTTGATACTATCCGTGTTAAGATTCGTAACTATGCTTCGGCCATGTCACTCATGGGTGGTCGTAAAGTCATCATTCTTGATGAGGCGGATTATCTAACACCCCCAGCACAAGCAATCCTTCGTGCTAGTATTGAAGAATTTTCTAATAACTGTTCGTTTATCTTTACCTGCAATTTCAAAAACAGGATTATTGATCCAATTCATTCTCGTTGTACTGTCATCGACTTTAAACCAAATGGTTCCAAAGCTAAAATGGCCAGTCAATTTTTCAAACGTGTTGAAAATATTCTTGAAACTGAGAATGTCGAATATGATAAAGAGGTTGTTGCAGCCGTTATCACCAAACATTTTCCTGACAATCGTAGAATTCTAAATGAATTGCAACGATATGGTGTTAGTGGTAAAATTGATCGTGGTATTCTTGCGGCAGTTTCTGATGTTAAAATGGCGGAATTAATTTCCGCATTAAAAGAAAAAGAATTTGCTGATTGTCGTAAATGGGTAACAAACAATTTGGACAATGATCCGACTAGAATTTTTAGGAATATCTATGATGGTCTTTATGAACAATTAAAACCAAATTCTGTTCCTCAGTTGGTTCTGATTCTTGCAAAATACCAATATCAAGCCGCTTTTGTGGCTGACCATGAAATTAACTTGATTGCTTGTTTGACTGAAATTATGGTGGAGTGTGAATTCAAATGATGACAAGAACAGATTTCAAAGCAATATCACAAATCATTCGTGAATATAACGTATCAAAAAAATTTGATGACAACACCTTTTATGAATTTGTAAATAAACTGTGTACACACTTTAAACAAAGCAATATAACTTTTGATAGGTCCGACTTTCTGAGAAGATCAGGTTGGTATAGTGAATAAAATGAGTCCATTCGATTATGTTGACATTATCTTGAAAAAGAAAAAACAGGATGGTGAATTGGATTTTTCAGATTATAAACCTTTCATTGTTAACAGGTCTTTATCCAGTCATCTAGATTGTGTATTATATGCACAAGAAATGAATCTTTGGCCTTCTTTAGATTCGGATATGCAATACCAGTTTTTTCTAAATAGTATCAGACCAATGAAACGGAAGTTTGTTCCGTGGCAAAAGTCAAGAGTGGAAGAGAATATTGATTGCATTAAAACATATTTTGGATATTCCAATCAAAAAGCCAAAGAGGCTTTAAATATTCTTTCTGATGAACAAATCGCTGAAATAAAAATAAAAACAGATAAAGGCGGGGTGAAATGATTGATGTTAAAGACTTAATAGAAATTTCATTAAATGAACAAGACGATTTTTTAAAAATTCGTGAAACATTAACCAGAATTGGTGTCGCATCCAAAAAAGAAAAAACACTATACCAATCATGCCACATATTGCATAAACGTGGTTTGTATTACATAGTTCATTTTAAAGAATTGTTTGCTTTGGATGGAAAACCGACAGACATTACTGAAAATGATTTATCCAGAAGAAACGCTATTGTGAATTTATTGGAGGACTGGGGACTATTAAAAGTGGTAAACAAAGAACAAACCAAAGTACCAGAACCCATTTTTCTTTCACAAATAAAAATAATTTCCCATAAAGAAAAAAATGAATGGCAATTGGTGCCAAAATATAATATTGGGAAAAAATAATAAATAAATGTCCTAGTCCCATCGGGATGGGAACCAGCAGTCCGAGGTCAGGCTGGCTATGAATTCCTCGGGCCAACGCCATATGGGTTGGCAATTTTTAATAACTCGCTTTTTAAGGAGAAAATATGACTTATCTTACTCACTCTTTCAATTTAAATAAATTGAACCCCTTTGTTGTTGGTTTTGATACCGTTTTCAAAGATTTACAGGAAATGGTTGAAAACAAACACATCGGCGGATATCCTCCCTACAACATTCGGCAAATTGATGAAAATAATTATGTTATTGAATTGGCCGTTTCTGGCTTTTCAAAATCTGACATTGATATTACCTTAGAGGGTAATAATCTGATTGTTAAAGGTTCTGTGAAGGAATCAACCATCGAGGAGGGAACTTTCTTACACAAAGGTATTGCCAATAGAAATTTCAACCGCGAATTTAAATTGGCGGATAAAATTGAAATTAAGGATGCCGAATTGACCAACGGTATGTTGAAAATTTGGTTGCAAAATCCTCTGAAAAGTCAAGACCTGATTAAGAAAATTTCAATCAAGGAAAAAAAGGATTAATCTTAAAGATCCTGTAATAAGGGGCTCTTGACAGAGCCCTTTCTTTTTGATATAATGGTGATATCATGAGTAAAAAACAATTTAAAAAAATGAACCAATTTAAAAAGGTTCGTTCTAAATTTAATCCTCTGGATGTATATTATACCGGTTCTGCTTGGGAAACCAAAGAAGTGGAAGGCGTGGAATTTGTTTACGTCATTAAAGATTTTGGTACAAAAGAATCACCAAAATTGATGCGTAAAGATTCTCTAGAATATGTAAGATAAGCGCCTGTAGCTCAGTGGTTAGAGCAGCGGACTCATAATCCGTTGGTCCTAGGTTCAAATCCTAGTGGGCGCACCATTTTTTATGAAACAAAAATTTATAAATGCATATATGAAAACCGCAGAAACTTTTGCGGAATTGTCATATGCGAACAGGTTACATGTCGGTGCAATCATCGTAAAAGATGATCGTATTATTTCTATTGGATACAACGGAATGCCATCTGGTTGGGATAATAATTGTGAAGATTTAATTCAATATAGTGACGATACAACACAATTAAAAACTAAACCTGAGGTACTACATGCTGAAACAAATGCAATCGCTAAGTTGGCAAAATCTACAGAATCTGGCCTCGGCGCTACTCTTTTTGTCACTCATGCCCCTTGTTTGGACTGTGCAAAATTGGTATATCAGTCTGGTATCAATTCCGTTTTTTATCGGAACAGTTATCGTAACGAAGATGGCATACAATTCTTGGAAAAGGCGGGGGTAAAAATTCAAAAGATATAATTTCACAATATGAAATCCGGTTAATTCTAAATAAAAGTGGAGTAGTGGATGCCTAGGAGATAAATGAAAATAAAAATAGTTAACTGTCCGGACACGAACTTCAAACCTTTTATTGAGAGGGCAGCTAACTTTTACTCTAAAGAATTGATAAAAAATACTAGGATAAGAAACAACTGTTTCACAACAATAAAATTTGTAAAAACCTTGGAAGAATATGGATATGCTAGTGTAGAGGATTATAATACTAGGAAAGAACCAAGAGAATTTTTAATAGAGATTCACCCAGGAATAGGAGCTAGAAGAATACTAGAAACATTAGCTCACGAAATGGTTCACATAAAACAATTCATTTATAAAGAAACTGATGACACTTTAGCTTCCTGGAAAGGAAAAAGTGTTAACTTAAACAAGATTGATTATTGGGAACATCCTTGGGAAATTGATGCTCACGGTAGAGAAACTGGATTATTGACAAAATTCGTAACACATGAAATGTTATGGAATGTTTTTGATGATTTTAAAAATCCAAGTTTACCAATAGTATCAGTACCAATAAAATGGAAAAAAACAAATAAAATTTCTTAAATGACCCAACATCAGTTGGGTTTTTTATTTGTTGTTTAAATACAACAAACATATTGACTTTATTTTTGGATATTGTATAATAACTAAATTGTTCCCTGATAGCTCAGTCGGTAGAGCGACGGACTGTTAATCCGCAGGTCCCTGGTTCGAACCCAGGTCGGGGAGCCAAATATGCACAGCAAATACAAAGCAGAAATTCTACCTGTGGTAGAAGAATATGTTAGACAGTTTACTCTCCGGTTCGCCTAACCTGGTTATGGCACCTCGTTTGGGACGAGGAATAATGTGAGTTCGAATCCCACACTGGAGACCATCGGCCCTGCCATGTAGAACAATGGCTACTGTGACCCGCAGGAAGAGAAGTGGAGTGACTACCACGGGTGGTTCTAGTCTAACCAAACTGGCGTTGGCAACACGAGAGCGGCACTGGTCGAGAAGTGGATGGAAGGTATCGTTGAAGGTATGCATGCTGGAGATACTATAGTACCACCGCAGTGCGTCAGAGCATTTTATTATAAAGGATAAATTTTGTTTAAATTGGATTTAGAAGAAGTCAAAAATTTCATAAACTCACAATCAGTAGAAACAAAAATTTATCTTGGTGCTGATTCTGAAAGACTTTTCATTGACGGAAAATGGTATGCAGATTACACTTTGGCTGTTGTTGTTCATATTGATGGACGCCATGGTTGTAAAATATTTGGAGAATCACATAGAGAATTGGACCATGACCAAAAGAAAAATAAACCTGCATTGAGGTTGATGAATGAAGTCTATAAAGTCGCCAATTTATTTCAAGACCTTATTGATGTATTGGAAAATAGACATGTTGAGGTACACCTGGACATTAATCCAGACACAAAATATGGATCATCTTGTGTTGTGCAGCAGGCAATAGGATACATCAAAGGAACATGTAATATCACACCAATGATCAAACCAAAAGCTTTTGCGGCTTCATATGCTGCGGATAGGTTAAAACATGTTATGAGTGTGGTGGATTAATTTCATCCTTATTTAATTTCTTTTTAACCAAAGAAAAAGCATCATAATTTTTTTCACATATTTCAGTTAAAACTGAAACCACAAAACCCAATTGATATGCAAGTCTTTCTCCACTGGAATTAAAGTTCTTGCTTTTATCTTTCAGGTGGTTTAAAATATATTCCGAAATTTGTTTTTTGTTCATAATTTTATTTATATTCTGGCGTTAGTATAATGGATAATACAGCGGCCTTCTAAGCCGTCAATACAGGTTCGATTCCTGTACGCCGGACCATTTACAATATGTGAATTCTATGTTATAATAATATTATGCGAGAGTGATGGAACGGTATACATAGCAGACTTAAAATCTGCCGCCGCAAGGCTTGAGGGTTCGAATCCCTCCTCTCGCACCAAATATGCCCCCATAGTTTAATGGTAGAACTCTGAGCTTATACCTCAGCTTATGCCGCCAGATTAGCGGATGGTCCAGGTTCGAATCCTGGTGGGGGTACCAATTAGGTTGACATAAAAAAAGAATTAATATATAATATAGTTATTGCGGGATTAGTTTAATGGTAGAACGAAACCTTGCCAAGGTTTAGACATCAGTTCGATTCTGTTATCCCGCTCCAAATTATTGGCTGGAGTCGCATAGCGGCAATTGCAACGCTCTTGTAAGGCGTCGGGAAACCTACGTGAGTTCGAGTCTCACCTCCAGCACCACGGTAAAATATGATAGGAGTTTATTATGGTTTTAGAGAGAATGAAAAATGTACTGAAAGATAAATTTGAAATTGACAGTTCAGACATGACAAGAGAAACTATCTTTAGAAATGAAGGATTAGGCTTTGATAGTATGAGTTTTATGGAATATTTGGTTTTTCTGGAAGAAGAATTTGATGTCTCTATTCCAGATGAAGCTTTGGATAAAATGAACACACTAGGTGATTTGGAAGACCATATCACAGCAGAAATGCAAAAATAATATTAGCGGGCATAGTTTAATGGTAGAACCCCAGCCTTCCAAGCTGATGACGAGAGTTCGATTCTCTCTGCCCGCTCCAATTATTTGTTGCTCAAAGGATTATCCAGCGCACGTTGGATTTTCTTATCAAGATTAGCATTCACTTCTTTTAAACCAAGTTCAAGTTCTTTTCTTGCCTGATGCATATCAGTAGAAAGTTCTCTTTTCGTTTGATTTAATTCAGTTGTAACTTCTTTACGTGTTTGGCGCAACTCGCCTTGCATCTCTTTGACAGAGATATCAGTATCACGCTGAGATTGCTTACCTGTCCTCTCAATAGTATCAACAACAGTTTCCAATCTACGAATATCTGATTTCAAATCATTCTTAATATTATTTGTATATTCGGTTGCCTGACTTACATTTTCTTTGGTTGAAGCCATTTCTTTGTTAATGACTTCAAGACGTTTATCAAATTCAGTTAAATCTGGTGCAACATATTCGGCAATACGTTTCTTCATGCCGACATAATCTTTGTACACTTCAAATGCACCATATAAACCACCAAGGATGGATGATACTAAAGTTGCAGCAACCATAAGTTTTGCTGGTGTAAATTCATAACCACCAATGCTGATAACAGTATCTTTACTAGCATACTTTTTAACAGCAGCTTCTGCGTCATCAATCTTTTTATTGACGTCTTTAATTTCTTCTCCCATTTTCTTCTTCCTTTTGTTTTTCTTGTTTTTGAACTATTGCAGGTGGATCAATTAACTTATCTACTTGTTTTGTTACTTTTCCTGCGGTCCACCACCCCATCGCAGTAAAAAATCCTAATATGAATGCTGTTTCTATCATGTTATTTACTAGTCATTCCGTATAAAATAAAACCATAAATTGGAAAGACGATTACGGCAAAACAAATCCATAATAAAATTTTGTCAATCACTGCCATGTGCCCTTCTGCTTTTGCTCTCTTAGCTGCTTCTTCTCTTTCGTGGCGTTCTTTAAACATACGAACACGTTCACGCTGCATTTCGTCCCAAACATCTTTGTTGCCACTCCACACTAACAAATTTTTCAATTCGACTTCAGCATCCCTGAGTTGCTTGCTTTGCATAGCAATCTGCAAACTCATTGCACGAATCTGTCCGTCAGTTAACTCAGTTATGCCAGCCTTAATCTTATTGTGTTCAGCATGAATCTTATCACTATTTTCAAAAAAATGTGCGAACTGATTAAATAATGAGTTTACATCTTTACCCATCGCAACTGCTTGCTTAATTGTGCTTACAGTCTTTTGTGCTGCAGCAAACGCAAGACCAATTGAGACAGGATCGATCATTTTATCTATTATATTGTGAAGCTACCATCTCCTCATGTAATCTATCTGAGGCTCCTGATAAGCCTCTCATCATTCTAGCATTGTCTACATTTTTTGGTTGTTATAAACACTATGAGGTTTATAACCTACACCATCAGGCATAATGACACTATATGTTTGAAACCCTGGAACAAACCCCATTGCAGCAACAACAACATTCTGAACTGCAATTTGTGCTTCTAAAGAGTTCGCCTTATCCATCTTTTCTGTTGCTTCTTTACCTGCTTGTCTTGCAGCTACTTGTCTTGCCTCTGCTCGCTTTTCTGCTATTTGTTGTCTGGTTGATTTGGTTTCTGATTTTCCTCCACTGGCGGACCCTGAATCGGTTTTGTTCTGTGTGGACGCAGATGCGGTTTGGGTGGATTCTTCTTTCTTGGTTTCCTGTTTAGCCATGTCATCTTGCTTGGTCTCCTTCTTTTGTTCTCCTCCTTGCACTGCTTGTGGTGAAGCAGGAGCAGCTGCAGCAGGAGCAGCTTGAACTAACTGAACTGGAGCCGCAGGTGCTGCAGCTGTATTGGTTGTAGTAGTTGTTGATGTGATTGCTTTATCTACTGTCGAACTTCCTGTAGAAGATACTGTTGTTGTCACGGTACCATCACTACCAATTGAAGGTGCAGCTTGTGTAATTGATGTTGATGCAGTCGTTGTGGAATTAGAAGTACTTGCTGTGCTGTATCCTGGGCATAGTGTATTCGATTGTGGATTGGTCGCACAAGAAGCAAGAGTGGTTGTGTACGATGGGCAGTAAGTATATGTTAGTTGATTGTTTGAACAAACCTGAGATGCAGTAGCATATCCAGAACATAGTGTGTTGCTCAGAGGATTGGTTGTGCAGAGTTGAACTTCTAATGTGTATGATGGACAATAACTGTGTGTCAATCCATTTGTTGTGCAATCAGAAACTGCTGTTTCATAACTTGGGCAGTAGGTATAAAGCAGAGGATTGGCAGAGCATTGTGTTGCTGCCGTTTGATAGCCAGTGCAATCTGTTGCATATAGTGGATTTAACGAACATTGTTGGTTGTGGTATGCCTGTTGATAATCTTTACAAGAAGTTGAATACAATGCGTTTAGTGAACATTGATAATCAAGATATGCTGAGGCATAACCAGGACATCCAGGATCATATAAGGCATTAGCCGTACATTGTTGACTGTAATAAGCAGCAGCATACCCCGAACAGGTAGTTGAATACAATGGATTGGCAGCGCACATTGCATCAGCATAACCAGCACAACTGGTAGATGATAGAGGGTTAATCAAACAAAGATCACCAACTGGAGTGCTGTTCATATACCAATTTACAATGCCTGCCGTGTTGCCGATACCAGGTTGGCCATAGAACACTTCATTAATTTCACCAGCTGCTGGGTTTCCAACAGTACCAATCCATGCAGTCTGATTCATGTTAATCTGTGTGTAGTTAACACCAAGATAACCAGACGGACGAAGTTCTAAGCTGAATGTATTTTTGTTGCTGGTGTTGCTAATCTCACCAAGGTTATTCCAGTAATACTTTTGATATGTGGATGTTCCTTCTGTTCTAAACGAAGAATCAGATGTTGCATATAAATCAGTCCACAATGGAGCAATTATGTATTGAAATTGAGGTTTAGTAGTTGTTGGTCTATCACCACAACAATATGCCCATGCACCTGGATTGTTTCCAACATCAGGAATAGGAACTGCTGGATCTAAGAATGAAACAACACCATTAGAGTGCATCCAAGAGTTAGTGAATGTTCTACCATAAAATGGAAATCCAAACTGTAGGGGAACTGGGGCATAGGTATCATCGTAAAATGTAGGTGTTGTTACTACAGGTGTTTCTGGTGTGTATGTTAATCTTAAATAAGGATTTCTAACTTGTGGTCCATAATAACCTGCCCAAAAGCGAGAGTCTTGACCCGTAATCGACATCGATACATTACCTAGGTTAGCCAATGTATATGGATTGGTGAATGTCTGTGTTTGATCGAATGTCTGCCAAGCAGCATTTTGTGTATTAAATGAATGAGAGTATGAGTGTAGAGTTGCGCCAGCTGCACTGGTGACATTTACTCCTAAACTTAGTGTACCGTAGCTATCACCACCATTCAAATATTGCATACCATATTGAACACCACCAACTTGTACACCACTACCTTGTAATGCGTTATTGATAGCAATCGTTGTTGCTAAAACTTGTTGTGTATAACCAAAATAGTATGTATTGGTCGATGAGTTGTATCCAGCAGTACTGCCACCAGAGTACCCAGCAGGAGCAGTAGCATTTACAGTTGGTGATAGCGGAGACGTAATGAGATTGTCTGTGGTTTCAGCAAATACTGAACCAGCAAGAAACAATAACACTAGCGCAATTCTTTTTATCATTTTTGCACATGAGGAGTCATTCTATCACCAGTAGAAATAATACAATAAGAATCGTCTGTTATTTTTTCAATCCATGTCCAAGAACCATCTTTCGGATTAGCAAATAACACAGCAGTAAATGTCATAACTTCGCCGTTGATAATTCTTTGAGATTTAAAATCAATCATGGCACGTTCTTTATAGTGATCCACTACCTGTGCCATTTTATCACCATTCCCACAGAAAGCATCAAACTTTACTTTTTCAAGTCCTGGTTTTGCTCGTGGCTCTCTAAAGATTTCATCTGAAAATGCTGTCGATGACAATAAAGCCATCATTATTGTCATCAGTAGTTTTTTCATTCTTTCTTTCCAGAATCTCTAAGAGGTTCTTCTTTGGCCTTTTCTGGCGTTTGTTTTACAATATCTTTTTCACCTACACGACCACGAGCAACCCAAATTTCTTTTGCTTGCTCGCCGATTTTACCCATAACTGGACAAGGAGTGCCAGCATCTAGCATGGCTTGGAATACACGATCATCTTGGCATAGAGTAGCAACTGCTGCTACTTTCATACCCATATCATAAAGATTTTTAGATAGTTTGATTCTTTCGCAATTCATATCTCTAATTGTACCACCCATAGAGATACCAAGAATCTGTGTTTGTACTGCGCCTGATGCTGCCGTAACACAGACATCATTATTGATAGATGTGATTGCTGGAGCCACTGCTGTTGGTGGCGGAGAGATTACTCTGGTTTCTGATGTGGAAGTGCTTGTGCTTCTGCTGGTCGAGTCAGTTACGATTGGGTCTGTAGCCCATGTTGATGTAGACATAACAAAAAGCACAGCGATTGCTGCCTTTTTGTACATTTTTTATCCTTATTTTATTTTTTTTGAATCAATCATATATAAGTATATGATATCTTATTATTTATACCAAAGGAAAAAATTATGGAAATTAGAATGTTAAAATTGGTTACCGGTGAAGAAATTATAGGTGAAATTGTGTCGGAAGGTATGATGCGGTATACCATAAGAAATCCTGTGCAGGTTCAGGTTATCAGAAGTAAAGATGGTACACCAAATGTTGGATTTGTGCCTTTTCCTGCATATTCCGAAGAAAAAAAGAACACAACCATTGACTTTAGTGGTCAACATGTAGTATACTGTTACACTCCGACGGAAGAATTCACTAAAAATTATGAACAAATTTTCGGTCTCGGATTAGTATTACCAGGTGAAAAGAAAATCATTACAGGATAAATGTCAAAAAACTTCTACACAAACGTTCAATCGATAGGCGGCAAAATACTTTATCGTGGCATCAGAGATGACAAAAAAGTAAAACTTAAAATTGATTATGAACCAAAATTATATTTGCCAGCCACAAAAGTCTCAACACACAAATCTCTTGATGGTCTGCCTCTGGTAGAAAAGAAATTTGATTCAATTTATGATGCAAGAGACTATATCAAAAATTTTGATGGCGTTTCTGGTGCACCAAAAATTTATGGTCAAACCAGATATGAATATGCATTTATTGCCGAACAACATGCAGATATGGTTGACTGGGACCAAGATAAGATTGATGTTGCAATTATCGATATTGAGGTTGGTTCTGAAAATGGTTTTCCTGATCCCTATCAGGCAAATGAACCAATCACAGCCATTGCATGGAAAACTCTTGGTGGACACATGTATGTTTGGGGTTGCGGAGATTTCAACAATAAAGAAACGGATAAAGTAACTTATTACAAATGTAAAGATGAGTATACTTTGTGTAAATCATTTTTAACTGCATGGTCCACAAAAACACCAGATGTGTTGACTGGTTGGAATACAAAGTTTTTTGATGTGCCATATCTTGTCAATCGACTTAGAAAAATTCTAGGAGAAAATGAAAGCAAAAAATTATCTCCTTGGAATTTCATTTCCGAAAGAAAAACCATCATCAATGGTCGGCAAATGATTGCATATGGTTTTTTGGGAGTGGAACAATTAGACTACATTGAATTGTACAAATGGTATGCGCCTGGTGGTAAATCACAAGAATCTTACCGATTGGACAATATTGCCAATGTTGAACTTGGTGAAGGTAAGATTTCTTATGATGATTATGATAACCTACACGATTTATATAAAAGAAACTACCAATTGTTTATTGAGTATAACATCAAAGATGCTTTGTTAATTGAAAGATTGGAAGATAAACTGAAATTGATTGAATTAGGTTTAACTCTTGCATATGATACGAAGTGTAATTATGAAGATATATTTGCACAAACTCGTATGTGGGATTCTATGACATATTCCTATCTGTATCAAAAAGGCATCATTGTTCCCCCAAGAGAAGTTCAAGAAAAAGATTCTGCATTTGAGGGTGCATATGTCAAAGAACCTCAGGTTGGAAAACACGATTGGGTTGCCAGTTTTGACTTGAATAGTCTTTATCCACATTTGATGATGCAGTACAACATTTCACCGGAAACTCTAATCGAACCAGAAAAATATACAGAACATATGAGAAGTGTTTTGAACCAAAGTATTTCTGTCGAGAAACTATTAATGCGCCAGGTAGATACTTCCGGGCTGGTTAATGTTACACTTACACCCAACGGACAATTTTTCCGTACTGACATCCAGGGTTTTTTACCTAAGATGTTGGAGGATATGTATGAAGATCGTAAGAAATTCAAAAAGATGATGTTGCAGGAACAACAAAAGAAAGAAAACGAAAAAGACAACAATAAAAAATACGAAATAGAAAAACAAATTGCAAGGTTGAATAACCTTCAACTCGCCAAGAAAGTTTCGTTGAACTCTGCATATGGCGCTCTCGGAAGTCAATATTTTAGATTTTATGATTTGAGAATGGCTCTCGCCGTTACGCTTGCTGGCCAACTCTCTATTCGTTGGATCGAAAATAAGATTAATGAGTGGATGAATAGAATACTGCAAACAAACGGTGTTGATTATGTTATTGCATCAGATACAGATTCAATTTATTTGCGAATGGGTGAATTGGTGAATAAATTCATCAAAGACACCGGAGATAAAAATAAAGTTATATCTTTGATGGATAAAATATGTGAAGAAAAGATACAACCCTTTATTGATAAATCCTACGAAGAACTGGCAGGTTATGTAAATGCATATGATCAAAAGATGCAAATGAAACGAGAGGGTTTATCCGACAAAGGTGTTTGGACTGCTAAAAAAAGATACATCCTTAATGTGTATAATAATGAAGGTGTGCAGTATGCGGAACCAAAAATGAAGGTCATGGGTTTAGAAATGATTAAATCCTCGACACCTTCTGCCATCCGCGAGAAAATGAAAGAAACAATTAAATTGATGATGACTGGCACCGAAAATGAAGTACAAAATTATATTGCACAATTCAGAGAGGACTTTCGAAAATTGCCGGCAGAAGAAATTTCTTTTCCTCGAGGTTTAAACGGTTTAAATAATTATTCTGATTCTGTAACACTCTACAAAAAAGGCACGCCAATACATGTGCGTGGTGCTGTGGTTTATAACCATGCACTAAAACAAATGAATTTAGAAAAGAAATATCAAAAAATTCAAGAAGGCGAAAAGATCAAATTTACCTATTTGAAAATGCCAAATCCTATGAAAGAAGATGTGATTTCTTTTCCCACCAGAATTCCAAAAGAATTTAAGCTTGACGAATATATCGATTATGATGTACAATTTGAAAAGTCTTTTTTGGAACCAATTAAAATTATTCTTGACTGCATGGATTGGAAAGCCGAAAAGACCAGTTCACTAGAGGACTTTTTTGGATGACAGCATTAACTTTTTTAACAGCTCTTGCACTATCTGGTGTTGCCGCCTATTATTCTATTATAGGTTTAGCTGCAATATTTCCAGGTTCTTTTTGGCCTATCGTACTGATGGGCACAGTTCTTGAGGTTGCGAAGTTGGTAACCGTTTCTTGGTTATATCGAAACTGGAAGGTTTCAAATATAGCCATGAAATCATACCTAACGGTTTCAACAACAATACTCATGCTAATTACTAGTATGGGTATTTTTGGTTACTTATCAAAAGCACATTTGGAACATTCAGCCGACACAGCACCACTGGTTTCCAGAATACAATTAATTGATGAAAAGATTCGTATTACAAAAGAGAATCTGGACGCAAATAGGAAAATACTACAACAATTGGATGAACAGGTCAACCAAACAATTGGCAGAAGTAATGACGAAAGAGGTGTTATTAACTCCGTAAACATTCGTAGGAATCAACAGAAAGAAAGAAACAGACTTTCTTCTGAGAATGAAAATTACCAAAAAACAATCACAGAATTAATTGAAACAAAATTACCAATGCAGAATGAATTATCAAAAGCGGAATCCGATTTTGGTCCAATAAAATATGTTGCTGAATTAATTTATGGTTCAAACGAACCGGGCATCATAGATAAGGCAGTTAGATTGGTTATTATATTAATAATGGTTGTGTTTGATCCATTGGCGATATTGCTTTTAATAGCAGCCAATATGTCTATACAAAAAAACAATTTAGTTGATAAGGAAGAGATTACTAAAGAAGAAGTGAAACCTACCTGGGATGATTTTTTTGCAAATAAACCGGAAGAAACAGAAATTAACAAGAAAGAAGAAACCAATAAAGTTCAAATAGAAAAGGACAATTTAATTACAATCGATGGTGCAACAAATGAAACCATACCTCCAATTTCAACTAGATATGATTATGACGAACCGTATTCTTTCAAAAAGAAAACGGATGGTGGACATTTTTAAAGGATAAAAAATGAGTATACTTGATAAAATCAAAAAGAACAGTTCAATTAAAGAATCGGCCATTTTAGCTAAGTCTAAATTTTTTATGGCAAAAGATATGATTCCCACTGCTATACCAGCAGTAAATATTGCTTTGTCCGGAAAATTGGATGGAGGTTTAACTCCGGGACTTACCATGTGGGCGGGTCCTTCAAAACATTTCAAGACGGCTTTTTCTCTATTGATGGCCAAATCTTATATGGACAAATATAATGATGCAGCTTTACTTTTCTACGATTCTGAGTTTGGTACTCCACAATCTTATTTTGATACTTTTGGTATTGATTCTGAGAGAGTGCTTCATACTCCTATTACAGACATTGAACAATTGAAGTTTGATATTATGAATCAACTCACCAACCTCGAAAGAGGTGAACATCTAATTATTGTTGTTGATTCTATTGGAAATTTGGCATCTAAAAAAGAAGTTGAAGATGCACTAGATCAAAAATCTGTTGCTGATATGAGTCGAGCAAAACAGGTAAAATCATTGTTTAGAATGGTAACTCCACACCTAACAATGAAGGACATTCCTATGATTGTTGTCAATCACACATACAAAGAAATTGGAATGTTTCCAAAAGATATTGTTGGTGGTGGAACAGGAAGTTATTACAGTGCCGACAACATCTTCATCTTGGGTCGCCAACAAGAGAAAGACGGATCAGAAATTACGGGTTACAACTTTATTATTAATGTTGAAAAATCTAGATATGTAAAAGAAAAGTCTAAAATTCCTGTGACAGTATCTTTTGATGGTGGTATCAATAAATGGTCTGCTTTACTTGATCTTGCTTTAGAATCTGGACACGTTATCAAACCAAGCAACGGATGGTATTCAAAGGTGAATGTGGAAACTGGCGAAATCGAAGATAAGAAATTCCGAGAAAAGGATACAAACACATCCGATTTTTGGTTACCAATTTTAAAACAAAAATCATTCCGTGAATGGATTGAAAACAAATATCGGGTATCATCAGCTGATATTTTACAAGACTGTGATATAGAAGAAACTTTTGATGTTGAAACGACCAATGGTGTTTAAATGATTGAAGGTAAAGATTATTGTTTCATCTATCCTAAAGATGATGGTACAGCAGTACACATAAAATTTTTGGATGGAATTTATAAAGATACCGTTTTCAAATATGGTAAAGTAAAATTTAAAGAAGAAAATGACCAGGTGTATTTACTTTTTGCCTATGATGTGTTAGAATCAACAGTTAAGAAACCCAAAAAATTAGAAAAAGACGAGAACTTTAAAAATTATATTGGTGATCTTTTAGTGGAACTTATGTCCAATAACATGGAACAGGAAATTATTGATGAAACTTGAACAGGCGATTATAAAAAACCTAATTTATAATGAGGAATATTTAAGAAAAGTTTTACCTTTTATTAAACCAGAATACTTCACTGATCGTACAGACAGGACGATATTTAATCAAATAACTGGTTTTGTGGAGAACTACAACTCTCCACCAACAATTGAAGCTTTACAATTGGCTATCAAAGATGTGCAAAATCTATCTGCTGATGAATTTGATAGATGTGAAGAATCCCTACAAGAAATCGTCAAGATTAAAGATGAACAATCTAAAATTGAATGGTTGGTTGATAAAACGGAAAAATTTTGTCAAGAAAAGGCAATATATAATGCGGTTCTGAGTTCAATTTCAATACTTGATGGAAAAGATAAATCAAACGATAAAGGTTATATTCCAAAACTTTTATCGGATGCTCTTGCTGTGAGTTTTGATAGTTCTGTTGGTCATGATTATTTGGAAAATAGTGATGAACGATTTGAATTTTACCATAGAAAAGAAAAGAGAATTCCATTTGATTTGGACTATTTCAATAAGATTACAAAGGGTGGTCTTCCTGTTAAAACTCTTAATATTGCTCTTGCTGGAACCGGTGTTGGCAAGTCTCTTTTTATGTGTCATGTTGCTGCTGGTTGTATGGTACAAGGTAAAAATGTACTCTATATTACTATGGAAATGGCCGAAGAAAAAATTGCGGAGAGAATAGATGCAAATCTATTGAATGTTGCTGTAGATGATTTGGTTGAATTACCAAAAGAAATGTACGACAAAAAAATTGAAAGGTTACGTTCAAAAACTGTTGGAAAATTAATTATCAAAGAATATCCAACCGCTGCGGCTTCAGTAACACATTTTAGAAATTTATTAAATGAACTTAACCTTAAAAAGTCTTTCGTACCTGATATTATTTTCGTTGATTATCTCAACATTTGTTGTAGTTCTAGAATTAAAGCGGGTGCAAACGTCAATTCATACACCTATGTTAAAGCAATTGCTGAAGAATTGCGAGGCCTTGCCGTTGAATTCGGAGTACCAATTGTATCTGCTACACAAACGACACGGTCTGGTTTTACAAGTTCCGACCCAGGACTTGAGGACACAAGTGAATCTTTTGGTCTGCCAGCAACAGCCGACTTGATGTTTGCTTTGATTTCCTCGGAAGAATTGGAAGAACTTGGCCAAATTATGGTCAAACAGTTGAAGAACCGTTATTCAGATCCAACAATGTATAAGAGATTTACTGTTGGTGTTGATAGATCGAAAATGAAACTATATGATGTTGAACAATCTGCACAAGACGGATTGGCTGATGCTGGCATTACAGATAAACCACTCAACACTTTTGGTACCCGCGAAAAAACAATGAAGAAGAGCTTTGATGGATTTAAAGTTTGAAGAAGCACTATATTGTGCAAAGGTGTTCCAAGATTACTTTGGTAATTTTCACCGTATTGATGAATACATGAAAGACCAGAAGTTGGCCTCATTGGTCGACTTACCTTCTAATCCTTTGTTCCCTTTAGAGGATGATTTATTCTCCGATTTCTCCATGCATCCACAAGACATGAACTTTGATGTTTGTGAGATTCCACAAGACACCTGGGAAACTTTACTTAATATCACATCGTCACATATCAATATTTCACCTGTGGGTCGCCAGGTGCGTTTGGCTGTAATAGAAAAGAACACAAACAAGTATGTTGGTTTCTTGCGTCTTGGTTCTCCTGTGATTAATATGAAACCTCGCAATGAAATGCTGGGTCAAGTCTTTACACAACAAAAAGAATGGGGAACAAGATTCAATGATGCGGCAATGATGGGATTTGTGATTGTACCATCTCAACCTTTCGGTTTCAATTATCTTGGTGGAAAATTACTTGCAAGTATCTGTACTTCACATGAAGTCCGAGAAATTGTAAACAAAAAATATGGAATGAATCTGTGTTTGTTTGAAACCACCAGTCTTTATGGTAGTTCTAAAACCGTATCACAGTATGACGGTATGAAACCTTTTATTCGTTTTAAAGGGTTGACAGATTCAGATTTTGTGCCTATGATGCACGGCAAACCTTATGAGGATTTGAGAAACTTTGTGGAAAGTAAAGTTGGAGAAATCGTTGATGAAGATGCATCCAGCAAGAAGCTTAAGATTACCATGAAGATTATAGCTCTCACTAAAGCATCACTTAAAGGTACTACTGAAGGGGCGGCATTCATGGAAACGATTGAGAACGCAAAAGGGTTGACAGAAAAGAAAAGATATTATATAAGTGATTATGGATTTTCTAATATGGTTGATTATGTAAACTGTAAAACAAACCAATTATTGCCTGGTGAAAATTATGAGAAACACCATCTATCAAATTTGATTCAGTGGTGGAAAAATAAAGCATCAAATCGTTATGAGACTTTGAAATCTGAAGGTCGACTAAGGAATGAACTTGAGGTGTGGACTTCAGGTAAAGACATACAAATTATTAGATAAATATTTTTATTTGTGGACATAATAAATGGCTGATACCACTTCCCTAGCCGAATCATCCCAAGCATTTTTCTGTGCGATTGCAGATTATCTAAATCTTAAAAGTAAAAATTTGGATGAATTTTTGGATCCAAAGGATAAAAATAAGGGTTTAGATACTTTTTCCGGTTTTGAAAAAAAATGGAAAAAAGAATTTAAAAATAAATCCGATTCTTTGGAAAAAATTTATGATAAATTCACAGAAACATCGACAGGATCACAAAGAATCTCTTATGGTGAAATTGAAGGTTTCCTAATGATTGATAAGGGATGGTATACATCTTCCTGTCTGATTGGTAAAAAATTAGTTGAAGATATTACATCCATTTCTTCTGGTTTCAGTAAAAAACCAAGTACGAGTGATGTTTGGTATTTCCGTGGTGATAGAGAAGTTATGAAAAATATAGAAACACTTTTTAAAGAAGCCAATAAAAATAAAAAATCACCGGCTTTTGGTGATATTAATAAATGGTCACCCGCTGACATTTATTTTGCAACAGATAACGCAAGAGATAGAATAAAGGCAAGTGTTCAGGTATATACTAACGGAAAGAATAAAGATTATGGTTTTGATATTCTCAACAATATGGTTAGTGAACTGATTGATCGTGGAGATTTGCTTCCAATCTCATTAAAGAAACAAACAAATACCGTTACGATTAAAAAGGTTAACTTTGATAAAGTTGAAGAAGAAATAGAAATTCTAAAATATCAATTTTATGGTTTCAGACAAGAGTGGAAAAAATATACACCAGAAAAACCACAAACCAGAGATTTGCAAATTAAATTTTCAACTTCAAATCGTGAAGTTATTAAAATAAGACATGATGCTTCCACAGCAACCATGAAAGCGGAATTTGAAAGTAAGGACATGGAGGCCAGAGGTGGTTCCATCGGTTCATGGAAAATTTTCTGTGATTTGTTGTCTTATATTGATCCAGCAATTTCAATTAAATTGATGAGTGCATATACTAAAGGTAATGACCAATACAAAAAAGAAGTTAAATCCTTGCGAGCTGATTTTGAAGCAAAAGAGAAACGTCTGAAGAAACCAGAAGCCAAAAAAATGGCGAGAGAACAATTTGATGAGGATCGTGGTGCTCTAAGTGCTATGTTGGTCACAAATGAAGTTTTTCCAACACTAATTGATTGGTTGGAGAAAAATCAAAAAAACAACACAAAAAGTCCAGACTTTGTTCCTCCATCAGACAGATTCATTCAAGAACTATTTAAATACATCACATCCAGATCCAGTGATTCTGGTAAATTCATAATGGCGAAATAATATGACATACAACAAACCTTTACCCGATGATGATAATGATTTTGGTTTCTCTGCCATTTCAGCGGCAGAATATGAAGCTAAAATTGCCAAAGCGGCAGAGACAGCAGCCGCACCAATTGAAGAATATCAAGAGAGAATTCAACAATTGGAAAAAATCATTCTTCCAATGTTACAAAAATTGCGAGACACTGGAGACAAAGAATACATATATTGGCCAAACCGAAAAGATGTAATCAACAAACAAATAGAAAGAATTTTGAAATTAACTAGAGGATGAAATGAGTGCAACTGTGATTATACCAACTACGGGTTCTCCGGAGTTAAATGATGCTATTGATAGTGTTTTAAAACAAACATATGAAACAAAATGTTATGTTGTTGCTGATGGTGTTCAAGCACATTCAAAGACAAGATTGATTACTGATAATTTTTTGAACAGAAAAAACATGGAAAGATGTTTTCTACCACTTAATGTTGGTGCAAACGGTTTTTATGGCCATCGTGTGTATGCCGCTTTCACACACCTAATCGACACTGACTATGTTCTTTACTTGGATCAAGATTGTTGGTTTGATCACAATCATGTACAGTCTTGTATAGAAACAATAGAAAAAAACGACCTGGATTGGTCCTATTCTCTCCGTAAAGTTTGTGATAAAGATGGTGAATATATCTGCAATGATGATTGTGAATCTTTGGGTAAATGGCAAACTTTCCAAGGAACAAATCACATAGATACTAATTGTTATTGCCTTAAAACATCGGTTGCGATAAAATTGGCACAAGTTTGGCACGGCGGCTGGGGTCAAGATAGGGTGTTTTTATCTGTATTATCACAACATTTTAAAAAGTTTGATTGTACGGGAGAATATACCGTAAACTACAAGGTTGGAGGAAATACTGGTTCAGTTAACTCCGAATTCTTTTTGGTTGGCAATGAAATGATGAAACAAAAATATAATGGAGAATTCCCATGGAGAAAAATTTAATTATTGGTGGTTTTACTAATTACGAAATTAATCAGTTAAAACCTTGGGTGTTGTCAGCAAAAGAAATTTGTGGAGACAATGATGTTGTTTTGGTAACAGGCAACACATCCGATGAAACTCTACGGTGGATTTCCAATCAAGGTGTTATTGTTGTTCCTATGGCTTCTATTCAGGGGGTCCCTATTCATGTATTAAGATTTCTTTCAATATATGAGTATTTAAAAAATAATTGGGCCAAATACAAATACGTAGTAACAACGGATGTGAAAGATGTTTTCTTTCAATCTGATCCATTCGAACGTTTAGAATTGGATATTCCTGGATCAGCATATAGATTAGTTGTTGCCTCAGAAGGATTAAGATATAAAGATGAACCTTGGGGAAATGATAACTTGAAACAATCTTATGGTCCTTATGTTTATGAACTATTCAAAAATAATGTAATCTATAACGTGGGAACTTTTGGTGGAACTTCCGAATACGTGAAAGATATGGTTTTTAATATTTTTACAAATGCAATCAACAGACCAATTCCTATTTGTGACCAAGCTGTGTTTAATGTTTTACTTGGTACACAACCGTTTAAAGATGTGTTAAATATTACCGTCAGTTGGGCCTGTGAAGCGGGTACTGTTGCAGATCCCACAAAAATTGACAGCTTTAGACCAAAACTTTTGTGTTATGAACCGGTCTTTAAAGATGGTCTGGTTATGACACATGACCGTCATATTTTCCCAATAGTTCATCAGTATGATCGTGTTCCGGAGTGGAAAAAATTTGTTATGGAAAAATTTAAACAAGAAAATGAAGAGGAACACTTCATATACAGGACCACATGATGATCAATATCGTTACTGCTTTTTTTGACATCGGCCGAGGTGATTGGACTCCAGATAAAGGCCTTCCACACTATTTACAGAGAACAACAGAAACATATATTGAACGGTTTTCTTATATGGCCAAATTGGAGAATGAAATAATTGTATTTTCATCTCCAGATATAATTGAAAAGTTAATACCACTCAGGGAAGATAGACCAACAAAATGGGTTTCTTTCGACATTTTTAATCAATGTTCAGAATTGATACAAAAAATACATAAAATACAAAAAGAAGATTCATTTAAAAAACTTATACTTCCAACACAAAGAACTAATCCTGAATATTGGAATCCACACTATGTTGTTGTAAATTTTTTAAAATCGATGTTTGTTGAATTTACTATAAAAAATAATTTAGTGAATAGTAATTTGATATCTTGGTTGGATTTTGGTTATTGTAGGACCGAAGATAAGATACCAAAAAGCAAAAAATGGTCATACGATTTTAATGATAATAAGATGCATCTATTTAATTATAAAGATTATGATGGAAAATCTATTACAGATATCATTGCATCAAATGATGTTTATATTTTAGGAGCAAAGATTGTTGGTGGTAAAGAGCCTTGGTTGGAATTCAGATCACTCATGGAACAAAGTCTGTTTGAATTAATGGACAAAAACTTAATTGATGACGATCAAACATTAATGTTAATGTCAACAATTAAAAGACCAGAATTATTTGAACTACATAAAATTCCAGATCATCAATTTGGCAATGATCCTTTTGTAATTTTTACAGATTTTAATAGAGAGGTATAATATGAGTGATGTGCTTATTTTTAATACAGAAACACAGGCGTTTGGTATGCAAAGAGGACCATTTAAGTGTTCTGGTTACGGTCTGGGTGAATTAACAAAAGACATGAAACTTGGTTTGGAAATTGGTTGTTCAGAAGCTCACACTTCTAAATTTTTACTAGACACAAATCCAAATTTAACACTTTATTCTATAGATCCTTATGTTCCTTATACTGATTGGAACGGAAACGTATTAAACGACAGAGAAGAATTTTTCCAAAGAGTCACCAAAGAAATGTCTGTATATGGAGATAGATTTATTTTAATCCGAGATTTTTCAGACAACGTTTTCTCCAATTTTAACGATGGTGAAATGGACTTTATTTTTATTGATGGTTTACACACATACGAACAATTAACAAAAGATTGTCACAACTACTATTCAAAAGTAAAAGTGGGTGGATTATTTTCTGGACATGACTATGAAACAATACCTGCTGTAAATAAAGCAGTAAAAGAATTCGCAGCAACAAAAACAGATAAAATTCTCACAACAGAATGTGATGTGTGGTATTGGTATAAATGAAAACAATTTTTGTTGTAACGTCATCTTTAATACCAACAATTGGTATATTCACACCAGAAGAACGTTTAAAACAAACACTTGAAACAATTCAATCCATTAGAAACAAATCACCAAATTCTTTTATCATTTTGTCTGATATATCGACAAAACCATTGGATGAAACATACAGTGAAATTGTGTCAAAGGTTGATTTGTTTATAAACTTATCAAAAATTGATTTTCTGATGCAACTGAGTGTTGCTGGATTAAAAAGTCAAAGTGAGTGTGTGATGACACATTTTGTTATGGATTATTTACAATCAAATCCCAAGTTGTTGGATGGAGTGGATAGAATATTTAAAATAACAGGAAGAATACAACTGGACGATGGATTTGATATTAATGAATATGATGGCTTAACAGGTAAATATGTTTTTAAGAAAAGAGTTGACACTTGGATGAAAAGTCCTATTTATAACGCCACACACATTTTTGATACTAGACTGTATTCTTTCTGTACATCACTTCTAAATTATCATAATGAAACTTTAGAAAAGGTGTTTCAAATGTTAGATAAAATTGATTTGGAACATGCATTTTTCGCAGTTCTTGATAAATCAAAAGTGGTAGAATTCGATAGGGTGTATTGTAGAGGTCAGGTGGCTTCAACCGGCGATTGGAAAATTGATTGATTTTTTCCGCTATATATCTAATCGAACATTTGTCGATTTTAATACATAGTATTTAAAAGTTATATAAATATACCGCTGGCAACCAAAGTGTGTTGCATTATAGAGGTACTAATGTTAAATTTTAAGAGTTTCCTAAAAGAACAAGTTGACACCGAAGAAGGCGCTAGCCGCCAAATAAAACATCTAACGCATGTAGAAGATCGTGCTTTACAGCAAGGTGAATCTGGTGCTTCCAGATCATTCAAAGTTTTAAGGGCTGCAGCAGATCATATCACAAAAGGCAAAAAAACATCGGAACTCACAACAAAATATGATGGTTCTCCTGCAATTGTTTATGGTTATCATCCAAAAAATGGTAAATTTTTCGTTGCATCAAAATCAGCTTTTAATAAAACACCAAAAGTAAATTACACTCCGCAAGATATTGAAAGAAATCATGGGCACGCTCCAGGATTAGTCAGTAAATTAAAAGACGCATTGAATCATTTACCAAAAATTGCACCAAAAGAAGGTGTTTATCAAGGTGACATGATGTTTGGTACAAGTAGAGAAGATAAAGTTGCAGAAAAAAATGGAGGACAATCATTCCGTCCTAATCCATCCGGACTAACTTATACCGCTCATGGCGATGAAGCAAACAAAGTGAAGAAAGCTAAAATAGGTGTTGTTACACACCTTTCTTATCACGGTGATGATGCATCGAATTTAAATGCTTCACATGAAGTAAATCACGAAAAATTTCAAAATCATCCTGATGTTTATGGTGTTGATCCTAGAATGGATACAAGCAAAGTTCATTTTAGTCCAAAACAGCAAAAAGAATTCAATAGACACATCTCAGCCGCAGAAGCAATACACAATACTCACGGCGATGACATGTATGCTGGAACATCTGCACACCAAGGTGTTGGTGGTTCATTGGAGTCTTATATGAACCACACAGTAAGAACAGGTGAAACACCGAACCATGTAAATTTCAAAACCTGGTTGGAAGATCAAACAAATAAAAAAATTGAAAAACTTAAAGTAGAAAAAAACAAAAAGACAAAACAAGATGCACTTGCTTCCGAATTAAGTAAAATAGAAAAAAACAAAAAGCATTATAACAACTTATTTAAAATGCACGGTCATTTGCAAAATGCAAAAAATCTTTTAATTGATGTTTTAAACCAACACCAAGAATTTCAACACAAACATGCTGGTGAAGATGCAGACCCTGAAGGTTATGTTTTTCACCACGATGGAGATAGTGAGAAACTTGTTGATCGTGCTAAATTTTCTGCAAGAAATTTTGCTGGAATGAGGAATTTCAAATGATTGGTTTCAAAGGATACTTAATTATTGAAGGTCGCGGTAAACTAACATCTTCTGGCACAGAAGGTGCAAGACATGTTGAAAAATATATCAATCCATATCTTGGTTCGAATGATTTTACACATACTTTATCCAGTGAACATGAAGATTTGCCTGCTGGTTCACACGTTAAGTTAAAAAAAGTTGAAAATATAAAAGGAAAATTCCACGCACACGCGGAAGATCAAAATGGAAATGAACATATCATTCCAATTTCAAAATTTTTCAAACCTGGAGAAGCACCAAAAAATAAAGGACATGACTATGAATCCAGGTTTGTCGAAAGAATGAAACAACATAATATTATGCCTTCACACCTTTCTGGTGCAGGTTCAACAGCAGGAACCGACTTTGCAATAGAAAATAAAAAGAAAGGGGTTTTTCACCCCGGAACAGTTAATGGTAATTTATTGAACGGTGAAACAAAAGACGGTGTGACAGCTGCTATGGGACAATTAACAATACATTGGAAAAAAGGTAAAGGTTGGCACATAGGAGACAAGGCCAGAGAAAAACGTCCTTTATATGCAAAACAAATTGAAAAATCTGGAATATTGGATCATATGAATGAAAACTATCCAGATCCAGAAAAAGCAGAAACAACAAGTTCGGGCCGAGCAAAAACCATAGAAATTAAACATCCAGATTTAAATCCGGCTGAAGCATATTTGAATGACCACCATGTGCATGTGTTACAGGTTGGTGGATATGGAACATACAGTGTTGGTAAAAAAGACGAAACTGGCCATGGTCTTCCTAGAGTTAGTGGAAAAGGAATGTGGAGAATTCGTGAAAAACAAAGAGGAAACAAATTTGCAAGAACAGTTGCTTTTCATCCAGACGGTAAAAAAGGATTAAATAAAAGCACTGTAGATTTAGATAATGATGAACACCTGTTCTCATTCAAAAAAACAATAGGACATAAAGATTAAATGAAGTCATTTTTACAGAGATTAGAGGACGAATCAAAAACCGAAAGACCAGTGGTTATGGCTTTTGGCCGTATGAATCCGCCTACGATAGGTCACGAAAAACTTGTAAATAGAGTACATGAAATAGCGAACGATTATGGTGCAGACCACAAAGTTATAATTTCACATTCGGTTGATACTAAAAAAAATCCACTAAATCCAAAAGCAAAATTAAAACACACCAAACGATTCTTTCCAGAAACAAATATTGAAACTTCTAGTAAAGAACATCCAACTTTTTTGCAACATGCAGCCAAATTGTTTCAGCAAGGACATGATCATTTGATTATGGTGGCCGGATCCGACAGAGTTAAAGAGTATGAACAAAAACTGAAACAATACAATGGAACCGCTCAAGGATCACTATTCAACTTCAAAAAGATAGAAGTTAAATCTGCCGGACAACGTGATCCGGATGCAGAAGGTGCTGAGGGTATGTCAGCATCAAAAATGAGAGAACACGCAAAAAATAATGATTTCACTTCTTTTAGACAGGGTGTTCCGAGTCATGTTCCAGACACACACGCCAAAGAATTGTTTCGTGATGTTCGCCGAGGAATGGGAATAAATGAAAATGTTATTCGTGGAATGTTCAAAGCAGTGTTTGTCACTGGCGGTCCTGGTTCTGGTAAAGATGTAATTTTACGTGAAGCCATTCCAGAACAAAAAATGACAGAAATTAACCTAGTACAAGCTTTTGAATATCTATCAGATAAACAAAAATTATCAGAAAAAAGTAATGATTTGCGTAAAGAATCTATCAGAAGTCGAAAACCTTTAATTATCAATGGACCAGCAGATAAACAAACAGAAATTTTCTGGATTAAAGAGGAACTTGAAGAATTGGGATATGACACTCTAATGGTTTTTGTTGAAACTTCCAATGAAACAAGTAAAGAACGCAACGAAAAACTGGTAAAAATGGTTACAGAGTCTACAAGACAGAAAAAGTGGAAACAATCACAGGAAAGCAAAAAAGTATACCAAAACAAATTCGAACATTTTATCAATCTAAACAATAGTGGTTTATTGGAAGAAATTGAAGAGGACATTTCAGATATATACCTTAAAATTAATGACTTTATTGACATTAAGATTTTGAATGAAGAAGCTTATTTTTGGTTAGAAAATCACGGTAAGCTAAATACTATTATCAATCGTTCTTTTATTGAGGAAGAAAATTATGTTACAGAAAATTTTAAATTTGTTCAGAAGCTCAAAGAAAGCAGAAGAAAACCTGACGAACCAGAACTCAAAAGAGGAAGTGGTCCAAAAGCAGATAGTCCTGGAGACATCCCAGCCGACAACCGTGCAGGAGACAATAACAGTGACAACATCAAGTGGAACGCCCCAAAACGCCGAGGAAGTTACACCTTTAGAACATACAACGAAGAAAAAGGGTCGGTCAAAGTCTACCCAGAACCAAAAGAAAGCAACTTCAGGCAAGACAAAGAAAAAGTAAAAAATAAAAAGAACAGATACACCGATTCACCCACAGTTAATCAAAGAATTAGAAATGTGGCAGGAGTCGGTCCTGAATTTGATACTCGCCAGCAGGGAACAGTATACCCTATGTCTGGATTAGGCGATGTCACTTACAGAGAAGAAAAGAATTTTAGTAATTTTAGAAAATTGATTGGTGAATATAATGGATTCCAAAATGACCAAGAATCGGGTTTTGGAGGTACATTGAGTGGATCGGATAATAAAGAACCAATAGAGAACCCCAAAGACAAATTAGGTTATACCTATAACACAATAAAAAGAAAAAAGGCAGTAAAAAAATGATCAACCTTAACAAAAAAGACGTTGTTGCAGATTCCATAAAATCGGTTTTGGAAAATTCTGTAAAAAAACAAAACACCGAAGTTGTTGAAGCAATTGATCCTGAAGTCAGAACAAAGGATGTTATTTCTGGAAGAAAACCAACAAAACAAAAAGATGATGTTGGACCTGGTTCTGATGGAAAAAGCACAAAGGTAAAACTAAAATCTGAATCCACAGAAATCACCAAACCAAAAGCCACACTCAGACAATTCAAAGAAGTCAACAATACACATTCAATCTATGACCAAATGATTTCGGAGATTTTATCCAAAGATGCATCAGCAGGTGATTACATACACGATTTTGTACATTCTGATGATCCTAGATTTGAAGGAAAATCAAAAGAGAAACGAAAACAAATGGCTCTTGCCGCTTACTATGCTAAAGAAGAAGTTGAAACTGATATTTGCCCAGAATGTATGGAAGAACCCTGTGTTTGTGGTGGAAATCATGTGAGTGAAGAACTCAAAGGTAAACAACACAAGATTGACAAAAATAAAAACAACAAGATTGACGGTCAAGATTTTGCAATTCTTCGTGGCCAAAAGAAAGTCAAAGAAGAAGCTGAACTAGAAGAAGGTATTGAAAATCGAAGCCAGCAAGCATGGGCAAGAAAACTTCGCGGTAAACCTGCTCCAGAGGGAACATATGCAGCTAGAAAACCTAGCAAACCAACTAAACCACAACCAACCAAAGAAGAAGTTGAACAAATTGATGAGCTTGACAAGAAAACATATGGATCTTATATTAAAAGTGCTACAAAGGACGCATCAGCTGCTAGAAGTCTTTCAAAGGACTTTGAGATTGCTGCAAAAAGAGCAAAGTCAGAAAAGATGAAAATTGCTAATGCACACCTCTCTAAGAGGTTCCAAAACGCTGCTATCAAACGGCATGCTGGTATTAGCAAAGCAGTTGATCGCTTAACTAAAGAAGAAGTCGAACAGGTTGAAGAAGGTTGGGATGATATGTTGAAGGATGTTAAAGCAAAACGTGGACCACAACCTTCGGGTGGATCTGGTGTAAAACAGGGATCACGTTACGGCGGTTCAAAACAAAAAGATAAACCAGAACAAGATACTGATAAAAAGGTAAATGAATCAAAAAGGCCAGAAACCGACAATGTTCCATTTGCACCACCATACAACACATCTTCAAATGCTGTGACAACAGATAAATCTGGAGCAAAACATACGCCTATGAGCCGTGTTAAACATATGGCATACCAGGCGATGCAAAAGATCAAAAAAGACGTATCTGGAAAAAACGATACTTCCAAATAAGGCAGTAAAATGAACAAGAAAACCAGAATAATAAAAGACGTTCTGAAATGTGGTGAAGAAAAACCAACATTTGGTACTAATCCAAATGATCCTTGGTCCACTAAAGCCAACATATCTGAATCTGCCTTGTTAAATAGATACTTAAAATCTAGAGGAATAAATCCACAATATGCTTCGAAAGATTTGAAAGTTGCTCACTCAAAAACAAAAGCTTTTCAGGTTTGGGCAACAGCACATGTTAATGATCCTGTGCAAGAATCTGTAGATAAAAGAGATGTTGTGGCTTTTGATATTCCTTTATTGATTCGTATGTTGGAGTATGCTCGTGAGGATGCAAAGACCGACATGGATTTACACAAAGTTGTGGAAAAATTAATTCAGATCCGAAACAAGGGTGTTCTGACAATGAAAGATTACAAATATGTAACCTCAATCAGAGAAGAACTCGAAAAATCTGGAATGGAACTGAACGAGTTAACAAAAATTTTGGATCGATACAAAGAAAAAGCCGGTAAAGAAGCTTCTGCCGCAGATAAATCTGGTGATGTTAAAAAAGCAAACAAACGGTTTTCTGGAATTATGAAAGCGACAAGAAAACAGTTTGATAATGATGCGAAAAAAGTTGAAGAAGCCACCTATCATGGATCGACCGCAGCAACACAAATGCCTTTTGATGGAGCTAATAATCCAGAGGACACAATTCCTGCCAAAAAGAAAAACACAAAGGAAATGTCGAAATCTGCAAGAATTATTAAATCTATCTATAAAAAGAAAGGTGTAAATGCGGAAACTAAGGAATCACCTCAAGCCGCAGCAGTTTTGAGTGGTGGAAAAACTATGACTGGTGTTCCTAGAGATACCATCGAAATTGATCCTATGATGAAAACGAAAAAGCAAGCAATTTTTGGTTCACAAAAAAACAATTAAATAAATACAATATAACCCTCGGTTAAAAGGAGAATAACAATGTCATCTTGGGGAAACAACGACAACGCAGCTAACGCACCATACTGGGCAGTTAACTCAACAATAGTAAATGCAGCTGACGTAAAAGCCGCTGCAGCCGCACCTACAGCAGCAAACGTAGCATTATTGTATGCAAATACAACAGCTAATGTTTATACCTCACGCACAACAATTGGTTTGTTTGCTATTGATTCGGCCGAATCTGCCAACAACCAACAAAATAAATCTGTTGCACATACAGGTTGGGTTTTAAAAACAACTGGCCAAGGCGGCCGCGCCGGCCGCACCCAATATGAAACTTTGGTCACATTAAGTACAGTAACTGGTGATGGAGATGAAGAAGCTATTGCAAACACAGCAAATCCATAATCGATAACAGTTATTTTGTATTAACATGATATGTTTGATGATTTGAATGAAGAAAATTTCATAATGTATGCGATGAAGTGTTATAATTCACCGCAATGCATCATGTCAGAGTTTGAGGGGGATATCAAGCGAACCAAATATCTCAAAAGGTTGTTTAGAAGATATAAAGTGGCAAAATCACTAAAGGAACGCTTGATATTAAACCACATCATTCTATTGAACAATGTTTTCGGAACAGAATCTACGGCCAGAATATTGTTCTATAAAATAGATGAACGAGATTATGATATTCTTAAAACTTTTTTGGAATATTTGAATATTATGCCTAGTTGTGTGTATGGAATCAGAGGAAAAAATATACACTCATCAGATATTACAATAAACAAAGATGTTGCGGAGGTATTATTAAAAATATGAAATCGTTCAAAAATTATATCGAAGAAGAAAAGAAAAAAGGTCGTTGTTGGACAGGTTATAAACCAGTTCCAGGAAAAGAACCTTATTCTCCTGGCAGCTGCGAAAAAGTGAAAGAAGAAGTTGAACTGGATGAAACTGCAGCATGGCAACGCAAAGAAGGCAAAAGAGAGTCTGGTGGTTTGAATCAAAAGGGTGTTGATTCTTATCGTAGAGAGCATCCCGGTTCAAAATTAAAAACTGCTGTCACAACAAAACCATCAAAATTAGATCCTGATTCTAAAGCAGCAAAGAGAAGAAAATCGTTTTGTGCTAGAATGTCTGGTATGAAAAAACGTTTAACATCCGCCAAAACCGCTAAAGATCCAGATTCACGTATTAATAAATCTTTAAGGAAATGGAATTGTTAATGTTAAATTTTAAAGATTTTTTAGGTTCTGAAGCCACAAAAAAAAGAGATAAACAGGAAATAGTTCGCCAAAAAAAGCATTTGGATGATAAGGCGAAAGAAAACTATGTTAAATCTGCTGAAGAAGGTGGTGGTGGAGCCGCAAAAGCAAAGGGTGATTCCTACAAAGCGGCTAAAGAAAATATCAAAGAAGATGGCATGATGGGTGTAGCTGGCATTGCGGGTTCCGGAGATTCCAGATTACCCGCAACACAAAGAGAACCTGGTGTCAGCAAAAAGAAAAACCCAATATTAAAAGGTTTGGCTAGACGAAAGTTGCCAAAAATGTAAATGTGGATTTTACAATTTTTACCTGATTGGTTGTTTTATGCTATATTTTCTATAGGAATATTAGGGTACGCTGTTACCTATTTACTTAGATTTATTCCAATACCCGCAATTTACATATACAAAACACCAATACAATTGGTGTCTATTGGTATGATTGCTTTTGGTGTTTACATGATTGGTGCAATTGCAAACGAACAAGTTTGGAGAGATCGTGTTGCAAAATTAGAGAAAGAATATGCAGAATCACAAATAAAATCCGAAAAAGTAAATACTGAAATCGTAACAAAATATATTACAAAGAGAGAAATTATTCGACAAAAAGGTGAAGAACAAATTCGTTATATTGATAGAGAAATTGTTAAATACAATGAAATTTGCAGATTGCCTAAAGAAATAATTACACTTCATAATGAAGCAGCAAAGGCACCAAAATGAAGTATGTACTATTAATTACAATTTTCTTTTTAACTGGTTGTGTTACTCCTGTTAAACATTCTTTTCCAAAACCTCCAGAAGTGATTGTGGAGGAATGTCCGGATCTTTATAAACTTGTTGAGAATGAAGAAAAAATATCAGAATTTTTAAAAACAGTTACGAAAAATTATTCGTTATATTATGATTGTGCAGCAAAACATAAATTGTTGGTGAAATGGATTAATGAACAAAGTCAAATACATGATTCAGTATTCAATAAAGGAAAATAATAATGGAATTGACCAAAGAACAATTAAAACAACTTTTACCAAAAAATCCATACATAGATCATTGGTACAATGCATTATCACAATTATTTCCTGATTATGAAATCAACACAGAAAAACGTATTGCTGCATTTATAGCTCAATGTTCACACGAATCTGGTGGATTTTTAGTATTGCAAGAAAATTTAAATTACAGACCAGCTTCTCTCAGAAAATTATTTTCCAAGTATTTTCCAACAGATGATTTGGCCAACCAATATTGTTCCAAACCAAATAAACAAGAAGCTATTGCAAATAGAATTTATGCAAGTAGGATGGGCAACGGAGACGAATCTTCTGGAGACGGTTATAGATACAGAGGAAGAGGACTTATTCAATTGACAGGAAAAGATAATTACACTTTTTTTGCTGGATCATTAGGTATATCTGTTGAAGAAGCGGCAGAATACATGGGAACATTTGAAGGTGCTGCTCAGTCTGCCTGTTGGTTCTGGGAAACTAATAATTTAAATCAGTGGGCAGAT